AAGTTACCATCAGCTGAGTACATAAGGAACTGTTGATTCTCAGAGAATAGAATCAAACCAGATGCTACAGGGATAATTCCATGTAGTACAGCAGGTCTAATACTAGAGCAACTAAGATCAACAGGATCTGCAGCTGTAATAGTTTGAGCTGAAATATGATAGAAGTTATAGAATTCACCTGACTGACTCATAGATACATTATCTTGTGTTAAGAAACCAAGCCTATTATTATAGAAAAAGGCTTGTTGAATCTTAGCATCTTTAAAGGATGGATGTGAGTTAGTAGAATCATCACCTACTAATCTAGCAGTCCATGTAATAGGTCTAAATGTAAAGGCATCTGTACCAGTATTAACTAATTCATGAGGCATTGTAGAAGCTGTTAGACCGGGAGACATCCCATATCCTAAAGTTTCTTCCCAATAACCGGGTCCAGATACACCATTAGTTGCTACAAATTGTGAGAAATATGTATCGTTTTGGTTAGATGTGTTAACAATCTTAGCTTTTCTACCATGTATAGATTCATCTGGTAGATCTGCTACATTATTTACTTCATCTTGGAAACATGTTAATCTTCTACCATCTGTACCAGCCTCAACTGTAACTGTAAAGGCAGTATTATGTACAATTTCAAGGGTAGATGCAGTCATAGTTACCGACATATTACTGTCAAAACCATCACCACCTGCTGATATTTTAGCTTCTATTAAACCTTTTAAACCATTTGTACTATCTATAGCTGACGTATTACCTAGTATATGAGCTGCATTTAGCTTAGGATCAGTAACAGTATTACTACCAAATGCATCAGCTGCATATGTTGGTCTGTTAAATACTTGTTCTGTGTTACTACCTACCTTAATTTTAATAGTATAAGGTGAACTATATTCAATACCATGTAACCTTACTGTAGCATTTAGATTAGCAGTATAGGATGGATCAGCTTGGGTTGTAACAGTTTTTTGTTTATTTGTAATAATTGATGTATCCTGTACAGTTAATACATGATAATCATGTTTAGTAATAGCACTTAAATACCCTTTATTAGCAGTTATTTCACTAGAGTTAGCACCAAAATTAATTGTAGATCTTACTTTAGTTGTAGCATTCCATACATTAATATCAGCATTAGCTGGTGTACCATGACCTACAATACACCCTATATATTTCTCATCATTATTACGGTGGATGTAAAACCATTTAGCATTATCTAATGTAGTACCTGTAATAGCATTACCACTGGCATCTTTTAATGCTGTTAAAAATTTAAGTCCGGGTCTTTTCTGTAGACCAAAGGTAGGATCAGGGTATGAATTTAAAGCTTCTCGAACTTGACCCGGAAACTTCTTATCATCTGGTTGTTTAGATACCCCACCTGTATAGCTTTGGACACGTTGAGTAACACTTGCCATTAGCGTTCTAAAGCTTTGTAAGGTTTGTAACTTGTTTTATAAGTTGATCCATGTGGGTGTCCAAAGAAGGTAAAGTCACCTTGATTACATTCATACTCCATAGCATTAGCTCTAGATAACATCTCACGTTGTTGTAAGGATGCAACTAATTGCTGATCACCTACAATACGTTGAGCAGATATAGTAGCAGCTTTTGATACAATATAGTCTTGTATCGGTATTGGTAAATCAACCCAATCAAACCACCATACTATATCAAATTCATAATCTTCTGAATCTGTCCATTTAAAAGTATGTTCAACTCTTTCATATAATTTACCTCCTCTTCTTACAGCATCTTTATCCTGATAATCATCAGTTAAATCTATTTGTAATATATTGTTTGCAATAACAATTTCATCATTAGAGTCAGGTGTTAGTTTATATCCAAACTCTTTATTGAAGGTCCAGCCTTCTGCTTGTACCTCTTTAGACACCTGTAACAATGTGTCATATACAATCGCAACGTCTGGGTTGGTTTGGTCAAGGGTAGTTACAGGAGCCTGACCCACTGATGCAAGTATCTGATTGACAGCAGGTAATTCGTCTGTAGCATTAGTGGTAGGTATAGGCATAATAATATTTGTGAATAAAAAAAAGGGAACCGAAGTTCCCCATGTTTAACTGCGATCTATCGCAGGTGAATCGCATTCCACGCCGCCATAAGCAGTAGGGAATCCTTTTGTTTCTGAGTAAACAGCAGACTGTGAATAAGTACCACCTTGAGTATAAGCTACCGACTTGCGAATAGCTGTATTACCCCCAGAAATACCAGAGGTACTACCTGAGTACCCACCCGGTTCTTGGACTGTAGTATCTGTATTAGACTGTCTGGCTGTTGAAAGATTAGCCATAATTTAATTCTCGTATTCAAGGGATGTAACGTAACCTACTACAGCAGTTGTAGTACCTGAATCACCTGTTGCGACAGTAATCTTGTCACCAATACGGTAACCATCACCGTCAGCAGCAGCATCAGCATCTACAGCAATTGCTGTGCATACATTACTTGCAATGGTTAGATCAACTTTAAGACCTGAACCACCACCATCTGTGGTTGTTGCTTTATTATCAACAGTACCATCGCTACCACCACCAGTTCCATTATCACCAGTAGCGGTACCAACAGCTATCGTTGCAACAGAGCCACCTGCTCTTCCCCATTCAACTGGGGGCTGGTTAAACCATGTCTTAGATGTAAGACTACGGATACCAGTAATCGGATGTGCTCTTGGCATATTACCTCACCTATGCGGTTTGGATTTCGATTGCAGCAGCAGGGTTTAGAGTTCCACAGCCCATAGCGAGACGTCCCACGATTATATCACCTTGGTACATTGTCTTTATGTCATTACCTGTAGTTTGAACCTGAGGACCAATAGCTTCTACACATGCAGCTGCGTCTCTCTGATAGATAAGACCAGCGTGATCTGCGAATGCACCATTGTAAGCGTTGTTCTCACCATTCACAGCTGCAATAGTACCAGCTTGGAAAGGTAGGTTGTTAGAACGCTTGATGTCGATACCTGCAATAGATACAAGACCTTCTCCAGAGTTTAGGTTGCCTTGGCTGTTACCATAATCTCTATTAAGAATGTTTGAATCAACCTGAGAGATCAGTGCATAGTACTGACGTGGGTTTAGTACAGCTGTTCTACCAGACTTAGGTAGATTTTTCTCATCAAGAATAGCAGCTGCTTCAAAGAATGCATCAACTAGTTTCTGTGCATCATACTGGTTACCTGAACCAATTTGAATAATGGAACCACCGGGTTCTGGACCAGGAGCTGCAGTGATAGGATGAGCTTCTCTTGCAGCTAGTGCAATTGTACGGAAGACTTTCTTATCATATGCTTCTGCTAAAGCATGACCAATCTTTGCAGAGATCTCAGACCTAAGTGAGTAATGTGCAAGTGTCTCATCTAAATCGTAAACGAAAGCTGAGCTAACAAGCAAGTCATCACATACGATGGTCTTCTCTGCTACTGGTGGATCCCCTGAACCGAGGATTGGTGTGCCGGGTTCATGGTAATCGGCGGTCATACGACCTGTGAAGATGAACTGTAGTGACTTACCGTTCTTTAGTTGACGGGTTTGTACAGTTCCTTTTGCTATCGTTGCTGACTCATAAGCTTTGAATAGCTCACCTGAGAACAGCTTTAGATAGGTTGCGTATTTAGTATCATAAGCAGTACCTAATGCTAGTGGGGTTGAACTAGTATTATTAACGGTACCGATACTTGATATAACGGTATTAGCCATTTATAAAATAGAGTTAATTATTGATTCACTTCTCGAACGTTCAAGAAAAATATTCAGTTGTAGGGTTGTGGTCTTTTCCCACCGTCGACGGCTAAGGGTATCCAAATAGGGTTTCCGTAGATAATCTATTCGGGCCAGAGCCAATTACAGAGAGGTCCGACACTGAGGTGCCTCTCTGCTGTGGAAGTTAACGTGTAGTACTTCTATATGTATGAAAAAGGCTAGAGCCATAAAGACTACTAGCCATAATTCATTAAACTTTTTCACTTAGAATGTGAACTTAGCACCAAGCTTTGTACCATAGCTGTTGTCCTCATCTCCATTGGAGATACCTGAGAACTCACCATAAATACCTAGCTTTTGTGATACGTTGAAAGTTCCACCAAGCTTACCAGATAGTTCTGTGTTGGTACCATCTACATCAGCAACAGCAGTGAATGCTGGACCGCCTTGAATGTAGTAGTCAAACTTTGAAATAGAACCCTCATAACCAACATGTACATCAACAACTCTGCCAGTATAGTCAGAGCCTGAGTATCCATCATTGGACTCAGCGTTTATGTACACGCCAGCGGATGCAGGTGCAGACGCTAATGTGGTGGCTGCGAGAGCAAGTGCAATTGTTTTCATTAAATTAGTTTTTGTAAGATTTGTAGTAGGCGATGCCACGATATTTAAGTTTCTCTTCTCTTTCTAAAACTTTCTGCTCTTTAACACGAGCTTGTAATTCTATTGGAGACATAATAAAAACCTCAATACCTGACCCCCGTTCCATGATCAGGTTTCATGCGTCCCTAAGGATGAACGGACGTGGCTAATGTGGATCCATTTGACCTTTAGGTAGGTAGGCAAGTTCTCTTAATGCCTTTACACTTGGATCAAGTGTTACGTTTGTAGGTAGACGACCTAATGCAACATTGTCAAAATTTAAACTATGTCTATCAAATGATGCCAGTTCATATTCTTCTGTCATTGATAAGCAATTAGTTGGACAATACTCAACACAGTTTCCACAAAAAATACATGCACCAAAGTCAATAGAATAATTTCTTAGTTCTTTTTTCTTTGCTTCCTTATTCATCACCCAATC